TGAGGCGACACGCGCCGTTGATCGCAACGACTACGACCCGTACCGCGTCCGCGCCGACATCGGCTATTTTTCGCCAGCCGAATACGAAGAAATTTTGCGCCGTTGCGAACTTGACTTCGCCAAACAATGCGCCGCTGCCGAGGAGGCGATGTATGAATAAGCAGCAATCGCTGTGGCCGGTAGTCGTCCTGCTCATCATCCTCTACGGCATCGCGTGCATTGTAGAACCTTGTGACGGCCACAGTTGTGACGCGGAGGTGGTCGATGGACGCTGAACCGTGGGGTAACGATGACGCCTCTTGGTGGCACCAGTTGGACTTGGAAATGCAGGAACGCGAGGAAGAAGAACGCATTGACGCCTGCAACCGCGCATTGACCGAACTGAAGGAACACAATTATGAGTGAATTGCTGAAGATTAACGTTAACGGCCACACCGAACGCAAAGGCAACCTAACGTACCTTTCATGGGCGTGGGCATGGGCCGAGGTGTTGAAGATTGACCCGGCTGCCCGTTACACGGTGCATGAGTGGGCCGACATGCCGGTGTGCTACCTGCGCAACGGCACCGCGATGGTCAAGGTCAGCGTTGAAATCAAGGGCGACATCAAGACTTGCCTGCTGCCGGTGATGGACAACCGTAACCGCAGCATTGCTGACCCCGACTCGTTTGCGGTCAACACCGCGATCATGCGCTGCTTGACCAAGTGCATCGCCCTTTTTGGGTTGGGGCTGTACATATTTGCCGGTGAGGATTTGCCCGAGGGGGGCGAGAAGCCCGAACCAGACCCCGAGGTGCTGGCACAGATTGCTGCGTGCGCTGACGTTGCCGCCCTGACCGCGCTATTCAAGTCGCTGCCGGTGGATGCGCGTGGGCTGCACATGGACGCTTTCACCACCCGCAAAAAGGAACTGGCGTGATGGAACAGCGTACTGACGATTGGTACACAGCCCGGCTCGGCAAAGTCACAGCCTCCCGCGTGGCTGACGTGATCGCCAAGACCAAGACCGGCTACAGCGCGTCACGCGACAACTACATGGCTGACTTGATCGTGGAGCGGCTGACCGGCCAAAAGGCCAGCACGTTCACGAACGCGGCAATGGAGCGTGGCGTAGAGCAAGAGCCACACGCTAGGGCCGAATACAGCGCCCGTACGGGCGAGTTGGTCGAGCAGGTGGGGTTCATTGACCATCCATCCATACAGATGTCTGGGGCGTCCCCAGACGGTTTGGTGGCCGAGGGGTTGGTGGAGTTCAAATGCCCCAACACGTCCACCCACCTCGACACGCTGCTGGCCGATGAGGTGCCAACCAAGTACGTCACCCAAATGCAGTGGCAAATGGCTTGCACCGGGCGACCGTGGTGCGATTTTGTTTCGTTTGATGATCGGCTGCCAGCGCACCTGCAGATGTTCGTCAAGCGCGTCCAGCGTGACGACAAACGCATCGCAGAACTGGAAGTCGAGGTGCGCACGTTTTTGACTGAAGTTGATGAGAAGGTAACCAAACTACAGGAGTTAGACCGTGAATGAAGGTAACTACGACCCGAACATGAAGGGCGTGCTTTTTAAGAATGACAAGCAAGGCAACGACAAGCGCCCCGACTATCGCGGGTCATGCGTGATTGACAACGTGGACATGAACATTTCGGCGTGGATCAAGGCGAGCAAAAAAACCGGTGACAAGTTCATGTCGTTGAAGTTTGAGGCCAAGCGTGCAGCGCCGCCTAAGCCGAAAGCCGCCCCCACCATGACCGAGGGAAATTGGGATGACCTTGACACCCCCTTTTGAATGGCCCGTCTTTATCGGCTACGACACCCGTGAGGATATTGCCTATCGCGTTGCGCGGCGCTCGCTTGAGCGTCACGCACGCAACCCCCTGTACGTCCAGCCGATAGAGCAACGCTATCTGAGAGCGACCGGGGTGTTTTGGCGGCCCGATGACCCAACGGCCTCAACCGAGTTTAGTTTTACCCGGTTTCTGGTGCCGTATTTGTGCGACTTTGAGGGTTGGGCGATCTTTTTTGACTGCGACTTTTTGGTGCGCGGCGATCTGACGCAACTTGGCAAGTACATTGATGACAGCAAAGCAGTGTTTTGCGTACACCACGACTACCGCCCGCCCGAAACGGTCAAAATGGACGGCAAGGCGCAGCATCAGTACCCACGCAAAAATTGGTCGTCATTTATGCTCATCAACTGCGGCCATCCATCATCACGCAAGTTGACACCAGAACTTGTCAGCACCGCAAGCGGCAAGTATTTGCACCAGTTTGAGTGGTGCGCCGATAGCGAGATTGGCGAATTGCCGATGACGTACAACTACCTTGAGGGTTGGCACACCAAAGAGCAGGAACCCAACCCGGTGTGCGTACACATGACCCGTGGCGGCCCGTGGTTTGCCGGCTACGAGAACGTTGAATATGCAGATGAGTGGCGGGCCTACACTTGAAGCGCATATTTCCAACTGGCACGCCTGTCGAGCAGGTGCTGAAGGCTGTGGAGGTCATGTACCGCAGCCTCCCGCAGAAACCCTTTGCGGTGACCGTGGAGGTATGGAAGAAGCCGCGCACCAACCAGCAAAACGCTTACCTGTGGGGCGTTGTTTACCCCGCCGTTATTGAGGGCGGTGGGGAGGCGCTAGGCGGTTGGACGCGGGATGATTTACACGACTATTTTCTGGGCGAGTGCTTTGGCTGGGAGACGTTGGAAGGCTTTGGGCGTAAGCGACTGCGGCCGCTCAAGCGATCCTCCACGCTGAACAAACAAGAATTCACCGACTACCTGATGTTCATAGAAGCCAAGTGCGCCGAAATGGGCATCGTGATACCACAACCTTACGAGGGCGAAACATGACACAGACAGAAATGCTTTTCGGCTCCACACTTGGTCAAATCTTGCGCGATGAAGGCATGGCGCAGGTGCAGGACAATGCGGGCGAGTGGCGTGATTTGACACGCCAGCGTGCCGATGAATGGATTAACTCTATGCCAGCGGGCACGGTATTTACGGGCGAGGATATACGCCTTGACCTGCAGGACGCAGGGTTGGAAGAACCGCACCACCCGAACGCATGGAGCGCCGTAATTGGCGGGCGTATCCGCGTGTGGCTGCGGACTAACCGCATCCAGATGGACGGCTGGAAAACGGGCGCTGACCCCAAGGCGCACGCCCGTCGCATGATTGCGTACCGGGTCGTATGAGCCTGCGCAAAGAGGCCAAGGGGCGTGGTTGCATGGTGCGACTGCCCAACATCTGCAACTTCAACAGCGAAACGGTGGTGCTGGCACACGTCCGCATTGCAGGCGTCAGCGGCATGGGGCTGAAGGCACCCGATCTGCTTGGCGCGTGGGCGTGTAGCGCCTGCCACGACGCCATCGACCGCCGATCACACGCTGATCTTGATCGTGACTATGTGCGGCTCGCACACTTTGAAGGAATGGCACGCACCATCATGCAATTGCACAAGGAGGGGCTGATATGACCCGCGACGACATCATCCACATGGCGAGAAAGGCCAATCTGCATGAACGCACTAAGGTTTTCAATGGATACATTGTAAATATCCCAAACCTAGAAAACCTTGAACGCTTCGCCGCCCTCGTTGCCGCCGCCGAGCGGGAGGCGTGTGCGAAGGCGTGTGATGGGTGGATGCATGCCAATGGAAATGATTGTGCCGCCGCGATTCGGGCGAGGGGGGAGGTATGATTTGCGACGACATCATCAAACTGGCGCTAGAGGCAGGATTTTGCAAAGACTCTAACGGCATATATTCCCGCCGCGCCGTCACGCCAGATAGCGATTTGCTTCCTTCGCTTGAACGCTTCGCCGCCCTTGTTGCCGCTGCCGAGTGTGAGAAAGTCGCCCGGTGGATGATCCGCAACGGTTACGCCACGGGCCACGGTGACACCATTGAGGATTTGCTTGAAGAGTTGGAATGGCAAATCGCGGAGCGCAAATGAACTTTTGGGCAGACACGCCGTACACCACGGCCTATGTGCGTAACGAGTTCCTGTACGACCAACAAAAAGGGCATGGCGAATACACGCTCTGCACAGTGTTCGGCTTTCGCGCTGAACCTATGCGCGTGCCGATGTTCCAAATCATGTTGGAAAACGGCGCACAATGGGCGCGTATCCCGATCCATGCGCTGTGCAGCAAACCCTGC